ATACGAATGGCTAACTACATAACACCTTACTCTTCTGATGGTTTAAACTACTCAGTAGAAGTAGCAGGTGTAAATTCTTATATAGCTACTAATCCTGTAGTTGATATAAAGTATGATGCTATAAGTGCCTTACAGCCTCAAGACTTCGCTAGAAATTTCTCTACTCGTATTAAACCAGGGTATGATGTGAAGAAAGCGGAATGGTGGGAGATTGTTATTGTAGCTGTACTAGTTATTATTATTATAATACTGACTGTACTATCATATTTGTTCCCTCCGTTTGGTGCATCAGTAAGTCCGCTTGCTGCTGCTAGTATCGTATTACTTATAGGATCTTTGACTCTGACAGGTTTAGCTATGTATTGGGCTGAGAATGGTAGTCCTGGTGCAGCTCAGATAGCAGGTATTGCAGCAGAGTACTTAGGTTATGCAGCTATGATAACTGGTGTTGCAGGTGCTACACAGAGTCTGATAGCACAACAAGGAACTATGACAGTACTTCAAGGATTTCAAGCAGCTGGATCATTTATAGCGGTAGGTGGAGAGATTGCACAACAAGCTGGTTGGGTAGATGAAGAGACAGCACAGATTATCAAGATAGTTGGTGCTGTACTAACAGTGTCAAAACTGTTCACAGCCCAACCTGTTCCAGTAGCTAAAGGAAGTGTGCCAAAAGGTGCAACTCCTCCTATAGATGTTCCTCCTGTTGCACTACCGCCTCTACCTCCTATAGATGTTCCTACATTTGGATTAATACATCTAGCTAATGTACCTACGCCAATGATTATAAACTCGTTACTTAGTTTTACTAATTCATTGTTTACTACGTATATTACAGTAATTGCTCCACCTGCAGAAGGTATAGAAGCTCAAGAAGATAAGCTACGTGCTCAAGAGAAAGAACTTGAAACACTTAATCCTGAGAATAGTGAAGCTATATGGAATTCTTATACAGATCCGTATGGAAGTATATTTGAAGTAGGTGATATATATGAGAAATCGTACATAATGCTTACTAGTGGTAGAAATAGATTACTAATGGATAAACATTATGTATCTGGTTATTGATCAGATTTATGGTATAATTTTAAAATATAATAATAAAAGGTACTAATATGACTGCATTTCAAAAACGACTAGCACATAAAAGATGGGTGGAAGCTGGCGGAGCTATGCCAGGGTACACAGGCAAACCTTTAGAAGCATTCGAAAAAGTGTTTACTAGTCAAGGACGAGCAGATGCTAGAAACTCGTTTGGTCAAACTATCGGCTCAGATGGTAAAGGTTTATACACAGGGGAGATAAATTATGATAATGTAATACACGTAGACTCCCCTGTGAGTAATCGTATAGATAGGGACTCTGTAAGTTACTGGGGTGGTCAATATACTGGTGCTGATGGTAAGATGTACGAGAAAGAACTGTTTGGTGATGATTATGAAGTTGGAACTGGAGTTGATGCAAAAAAGACTGGTGATGAAAAGGGTACTGATTGGGGTATGGATGGATATGGAGGAGTAGCTCTAGGTGCTGGACAATTAGGCCTTGGTGTTATGAGCTACTTAGAAAACCAAAAGACTGCTGATAAACAACGTCAAGTTATGGACCAGCAAATAGAGAATAATACTTTTGCACTTGGTACAGCTAAGAAAAAACAAGCAGCTATGGATAGAGACTTTGGTCGTAGACCAGGAGGAATGTAAGATGCCTATCAGACCTAATTTTAGTCTTGGTAACGTAGTAGATCCAACTAAGGGTGCACAAGCAGCGTTATCTAACGTTGGTACTATTATGCAACAACAAGCAGATATTAAAAACGAAAGACTTAAAGCAGAAGATCGTGCAGCTAGACTAGTTATGTTACAAGACCAAGCCGAAAGACAAAGGGTTGCTGCAGATAGAGAGACTGAAACTTACGATTTAGCTCAGAATCAACGTCAAGGTGCAATGCTTTTAGGTGACATGGAAAACCCTCAAAATACTGTACTTACTCAGCAAGTAGATGATAAGTATACTGCATTAATTGACCAGTATAAAGACCAAAACTTAGAGGGTAATGCAGCCTACACAAAAGACCTAGATGCTTTAAACACTAAATTATACTCAGCCTTAGGTGACGGGTCACAAATAGATGGTACTAAAGTAGATATGGTTTTAAACAGAGATCCAATTGCGTTTAAAAAACAAGCGTTTGATAAACTTATAGCTACTGGTAACTTTACACCTACTGAAGCATCTGCTCAAGTAGCTAATGAAATGGCACGTAGATATCCAGTTAGTTCAGCTGAAGATCGTAAAATGACTCAACAGTCTTTAGATCTAGCACTTAAACAACAAATGAAAAGTCGTGGTACTGGAAGTGGTATGACTGTTAATGAAGATGGTACAATCTCTATTGGAGCAGGTAACCAAAAAACTGTTACATCAGAAGGTGAAGCAGTAGAAAAAATTAATACTATGATTGATAGAATAAAATCTGGTAGAGATATATCTGGTTGGTTAGGAGAGAAGTTCTTAGGTAACAATAAAGCTACTAGAGCACGTTTACTAGAGTATGTTGATATTGCTCGTAAGAATAAAGTTCCAGATCATGCGATACTATCTGAACTGCAAACAAGTGTATCTGATAATGTATTCTTAGATGATTCTATTGACATGACATCAAAAGAGTTTGTAGAGAATGCTAAGAAAAATGCAGCTAAGAGCCAAAGGACTACTACAAAAGGTGGTGGAACAGCTGGTTATCAAGCTGATGGTACAATAAATGGTGTTAGTACAGACGCACTTATTAAGCAGTACCTACTTGATTCACGTAGAAATCGTAACAGTGGTTTACGGGGTACAGCAACTGCTGCAGATCTCCCAGAGTTCTTTGGTACTAATACTGTAGCACCTAAAACTGACCCTTTAAAAGATGTAGGTATTGATACAACTACTACACCTAAAGTTACTGCTGCTCCTGTAGTAGTTCCTAAGACTGTTACTGGTGAGCAAAAGACTAAAGTAGATATGTTGGATGAGGAGATAACAGCATTAGGCGATATTGATTCAACTGTTAAGTATGATAAAAAAGAAAAGCTAGTTATGAAGAAGAATACGATTATTTTAGCTAATAACCTAAAAGCTTCTGTTAACTCTGGCGGTATCCAAAAGATGTCACAAGCAAATAAAGAGAACTGGATTGCTTTATATGATGGGGTAAAACAAGGTATTGTAAATACAACTGAATTACCTGGTGATATACTGAAATTCTATTTAAAGAATACTAAAAAGCTAGAAGGTATGATGGAAGGTGAACGTGCTAAGTTACTTAGACGTGAACAAGATGCATTAATACCTGATACAAACCCAATAGCTCCTCCTGTAAACCAAGGAATATAAATGTATTATGAAGAACAACAAACCACTAGAGCTGACATAGGTGGTGTTGAACCTTTAACTCTTGCACAACAAAAACTAGCACGATTAGAGAAATCTAAGAATGCTAAGCTATCAACAATTACAAATATGCCAGTAGAGTCTGAGTTTGTAATGCCTGATCGTTATACTGAGAATACTAACCAGACAGGTTTCATACCTTCTGCAAAGTCTAGTTTATTACAAGCAGGCGGTAATCTTTATGATACAGCTATAGATGCTACAAATAGACTAACTGATGGTACTACAACTAAAGATAACACTTACTGGGATAGTATGTCAGAACAACAAGTAGCTGATCAAGCTGCTAACTATGATAGAACTTCTAATACACTAGCTATGAAAGATATGTCAAATCAAGTATCACAAGCTAATACACAATTCGGTGAAGGTCAATATTTAGATGCGTTAGGTAACTATGTTGGAGCTGCTGGAACTGCATTAGGGCAAGTAGATGAATTAGCGGGACAAAGTATGGGAGCTATGGCAGAACTTGCTGGTGGTGGAGCTATTGTAGCTGGTACAGCGGCATTAGCACCTGAACTTGCTGGAGCCGCAGCAGTTGTTGGAGCTATAGCTAAAGTTGCACCTAAAGCTTCTAAAGTTCTAGGCTGGACTATGAAGACTATGCCTAAAGCTGCTGTATATGGAGCTGATAGAGCGCATGAACTAGCTAAAGAGTATGAAGAAGCTACAGGTGAAAAGAAACCTATGAGTGAAGTAGCTGGAGATATGGCTATTGCATCACTACTAGGTGTAGTTGAACTAGGTGTTATCGGTAAAGGTGTTGCTAACATGACTGTTGGTACATTTAAAAACTCTATGGGACATCTAGCTAAGACTATAGATCCTCGTACAAGCGCTTTTAAATCTTTATCTGATACAGTATGGCAAAAGGGTGTACAAATAGCTCAAACAGCTGGAGCTGAAGCAGGACAAGAATTCCTAGAGACTTGGCATGAGATTATATCTGGTGATAAGAAATCTATTGGTACTCAACTACAGAGTAAAGAAGGCTGGGATAAAGCTATCGTTGGATCTATTGCAGGTCTTACAACTGGTGGTGCTATTGCAGCAGCGCCTAAAGCTATTACATTGCCAGCTGAAGTTGGTATATCAGCAACTAGAGGTGTAGTTGATTACGGCCTTAAGAAAGGTGCAGATATATCAGCTAATATGAGCTATAAAGTCTTACCTGAAGCAGATAGACAAGCTATTGGTGATAAGTATGAAGCTGAAGATGCTTTACATAAAGAGTTTACATCTCAACTAGATGTACAGACTAAAGACCTGGAAAACCTAACGGGAACTAAGGCAAACCTAGATGCATTTATGGCTGACCCTAAGAATGATATAGGTGGAGAATTACATACAGCTATCAACAGTATCCAGAATGACATAAAGAAACGTGAAGCTGATGGTAAACCTATTACCGATACTGTAGCTAAGAACATTATTACTAAGGCTATAGCAGCTAATAATGCTGCATCAGTTAATTCTAAAGCACAATTAGAAGCTTCAAGAGCTAAAGATGCTACTTATAGATTGTATAGTAATACTAAAAAAGGTGTTAAAGGTGTAGTTGGTAAAGTACTAGGTAGTGATACAGTCAAGAAAGGTGTAGAAGCTACTAAAGAAGCTTATACAATTACTAAAGACTTTACAGGTAAAGCTATTGATTCTACTGTAGATACAGCTAAGAACCTAGATAGTTCTGCAGCTCGTGGTTACATGGAATTCATTATAGATGGTAGAGCAGGTAAAGGTATTAAAGATAGTCAAATTACTAAACAACTTAATAAAGTAGCGAATAAGATACCTGATACTGACCTAGATACTATGATTGCAGTAGCTAAGAATGATTCTAAAGTTAAAGCTGCCCTTATAAAAGTTAGAGATACTCGTAAAGCAGCTAAAATAAACTTAGGGCTACTATCTGATAAAGTTGCTACTATACCTAAGAACTCTATGGTATCTAAAGTTAGAGCTAATACTGTAACTACAGGAGCACAAGCTAAAATACTATTTAGCGAACTTCAAACACTTGCAAACCAGAAGGTTATAGACCCTAAAGTTAAAGCACAGTTTGATGTAGCACTAGGTGTATTAAAAAAGTCCAAAGATATTACAGATGTTCAGTATAACACTCTTAGTAAACGTATTAAAAAGAACTATGTTCCTGACACTATTAAAGATAAGTTTAATGAGTTAAAAGAAGAAGTAGTCAATATGGACACTGATGCTCTTAAATCTAGAGCCGGTAAAATGTTTACTAAGATTAAAGATATTACTAAACCATACTATGACAAAGCTAAGCCTGCTGCAGAGAAACTACACGAGGATACTAAACAGGTGATTAAGGACTTTACTGAAGACCAGACTAAAGACTTTAAGAGCGCTACAGAACGAATGAATTCAGGTAAAGATCTTGGTAACGCAACACATAGAGCTATAACTAATATTACTGCTGCCTATATAGTAAGTAATGCAGGTAATATGTCTGATATGGAAGGGATGAAAGCTCTATACTACGAGAAGTATCAAGATAGAGTAGATGCTAAAGTTAAAAGTATGACTACTGTAGATGAAAACATATATCCTATGGAAGCACCATCATCGTTTAAACATAAAGACAGTACAATACAAGATATAGAAGATCAGGTAGTTGAAACTTATAATGTTGAAAAAGTACCTATGAATGATGAAGATGTACCAGCTGCAATACTTGCACTATCTGAAGAAACTGTAATTTGTTAAATTAAAGGACCACAATGCCAAAATGTATACCTAAAGAAGATCTATTAGCTGCTCTACACAGGCTCACTTTAAAAAATAAGGAAGAGATGGTAGATGATATCAAAAACGGTAAATCACTTAGATTTGATGTTACCGAACTTAATCCAGAAGATCTAATAGGTTTTCTGAATAAGGATAATACTAGTATTAATAATATCAAAGAACTAGTTGGTGAAGCATTCTATAAAAAGATTGGGCATATTCAAAGTAAGGATACAGAGTCTGTATCTGATTTTATGGATAAAGTCTTCAATGACCCTAAACTCGCTATACCTAGAGCTATCGGTCTTCAAAATGTACTTGATGCTATTAAGGGTGAATCAGATAAAATGCATAATGAAGGTATTGATCTTAAAAGTATAAGCACTAATGGTATTACTCCAAATATACCTACTAGACGTATTGCGTCTGTAATAGGCAGAAAGTTTATGTTTCAAACTGGTAATATGTTTAGAGGTACTAAAGAAGCTCCTTTATCAGGTGCTCAAATAGAAGTAATGTACCATAAGATAGGTATGAGAATACTAGAAGATCTTAAAGAGACAGGTGTAGTTGATATCAAAGAAGATGGTAACTACATTAATGACTTTATTGAAGGTGATAAACATAGTTTAAAAGGTAGTGCAGCTAAGAAATCTGGAGTTACAGTAAGTCTCAACCTAGATAACCTAGTTACAGACTCTGAGACTCAGCAAGACTATAATGCTGCTTACTTCACTAACCCAGCCCTAGCTAAAGACATATCTCGTAAGAAACGAGAGTCTAAAGATATAGCTCCTCAACTAGAAGTTATAGCTAGTATTCTTAGTGTTACTAATAACCTTACAGTACAATCTACTCAAAGTATCCCTAGTACTATTAAGCCAGACAAAGATAAGATGCAAGCTATGAAGGATAAAGACTTTAATAATGCACCTGCTGATATACTTGCAGCTAGAGAATCTATAGCTGAGACTGGTACACATTTAACTGGTGCTAATCATAAGTTTATTAAGCAGCTTGCTGAAGCATACCAGAAAAATGGTTTAGAGAAAGGATTTGAAGACTTTGCACTGACATTATTAGCAGGTAGAAACAACAGTGGTGACTTAAAAGGACTATTTGGTGTTAATGACTTAGAGGCTACACTAGGTAAACAAGAGAGTCAAAGTGGTCAGAACTTATCTACTGTAGCTCCTATGGAAGACTTATTGAATAGTTACCTAGGACTATTAGATGGTAATGGTACCCCTAAAGATATGTACTTTAACCATAGCTTTGTAAGAAATATGAGACTGCATAATATGGATACTATTCTTAACTCACAAACTAGTAAGTTTGCAAGGCATGGGCTTACTACAGGTGAAGTTACATTTGATCTTTACACTTCAGAAGGCGTTGAGGCTTATAAGCACATGGTATCTGAACTAGCAGATGAGTCTGGATTCAGTATAGAAGACATTATATACAAAGGTGATAACAAGACTCTTGAAGCTTACTTAAATACGTACACTGAGTTATTTGAAGGTACTAATGAGACTCCGTTGGGACGTAAATTAGGGTTCCTAGATAAGATTGTTAAAGCTAATCCCCAGTTTAACGGAGTACCTACAGCAGCACTTAGCTCATTTCAAGCTATACTAGATGTACGAAAGGGATTACTGACTGGTTCACTTACTACTGAGTACTCGACTAAATCAGATGCTATCGCCTCAGGTGGTCTAATTGGACTAATGGAAGCACTAGGTACAAACCCAGCAGTGGCTGATATCCTTAGAGAGATGAACGTACTAAACTCTGATAAAGATCAGTCTTTAAATGATGTGTACGGCATTTTACAGAGAGCTATAAGTAAGTATACAGAAATGGAAGATATGACATTTGAAGAGGACTTAGGTAGAGATATTATAGATGAGAAATACTCACCAGCTATGACAGCTCTTATGAAGTCAGGTATATATACTAAGACAAATAAGGATGGTAAAGAGTATTATGATACAAGACAACTATCTAAAACTCCTACTATGACACTTATTTATGGTCAAGGTGAAAAAGCTGCTAAGGGCACAGTTGCAGAAGACATTGCAGATCTACTATTTACTGCTGTACAGAAACAAGATAAGATGAGTGAACCTGCTGGAAAGTATATAGCCGAGTTACTAGGTAGAGATGTTGATATACTACAAGATCCTACTATATATAATGAAGTAGTTGAAGCTCTGCAAAAGAGTAACGCACCAGCTGATATTTTATACATAGAACTTAATAAGAATGTAGCTGACGCACTATTTAAAGAACGTAATAAGACACTCAAAGATGTATTTGATGTATTGACAGACATACAGAAGAAGCAAGGTGGACACATGCATCTTATGCCAGTTTCTGCTATGCTTGATCCATCTATAGAGTTCACAAAAGATAACCTAAAAAAGTATGGAATGCCTATACAAAAGATATTTGATGTAGAGAAGTCTGTTGAGGATGCTGATGGTACGGTACATGAAATATCTACTAGAGAGGAACGTCTTACATTTACAACTGTACTAGCTAATGCTACACACAATAAAGATTCATATGACATCTATACAGCTATAGCTGAAACAGACAAAGAACATGATGGTAATGGTTATATTGTAGTACATGATGAAATTATTACTGACCCGGTAACAGGTGTAAAATCTAAGAAGAACTATATTAAGTCGTTTAAAAGAATGGCCAGAGACTATGATATTTCAGATGTACTTTTACAAGCGGCTGAGTTGTATGACCCAACTAACTCAGGTATACCTAAACTTAGAGCTAAAATTGATAAAGCGATTAAGATCAAACAAGATATTATAGATGGTGAGTTCAATGATGATAGCCAGTCTATATTCGGACAAGACGCTACTAAAGTGCCTGATCCTGAACTTGGAACACCTAAACCTAGAAAACCTAAAAAGGTTGTAAAATCTGAGGGAAAGTCTGATAAGGTTACTACGGAAGTAGAGCCTAAGGCCAAAGAGTCTGCTCAAGAGAGAGACTCAGTGTTACAATCTAAGTTAGGTAAACTATTTCCAGAGATAAGTGTAACTTATTTAAAAAGCCCATCATATAAAGGTGCATTATTTAACGATATATCTATAGTTATAAACTCATTAACTAGTACAGAAGATACATTACCTCATGAGTATGCACATCATTACATTTCTATGTATAAAGATAGTGACTTAGTGAAAGAAGCTATAAAGAAATGGGGATCTGAGGAAGCACTAGTTCAAGCTATAGGTGAACAGACTGTTAAACAAAAAGGTGAAGCTTACGGTTGGTGGATAGACTTCTCTGGTTGGGTGAAGTCTATGTTTACCAAAGCAAGTAAAGAAGACTTACGTAATCTATTGACAGACTCTTTCTTGGCTAATGAATCGTTAGGTATTAAAAATACTGATACTACGTTTGCTTTATACCAACTAGGTGATAAACCTAATGAGAAGTCCACTAGCTACATAAATAAAGATGGTATGTCTAAAGCTGAGATGTTTGCTAACTCTAAGATGACAAATCTGAATGATGCTGTATACTCTATGCTACTAAGTAAAGTAGAAACTAGAGGATTATCAGCAAGGAAGAAGATTCATAATGCACTAAAGACTAAGTTTCCTGTATACACTGATGTAGCTAATAAGATTCAAGGTATATATGATAGTTCTGAAGCATTACAACAACTACTTGGATTTATGCACATAGGTGGATTAAATGATAAACAAGCTAAGAATAAGTTGCAGTCACTAGCTAGTAAGATACACCACGATAGAAATACTAGAGATAATCAAACCATGTCTAAGATTGATGATCTTACTGAACTATTTACTGAAAAAGACAATGAGAACCTGTATAACTTTATTAATAAGGGTTCACTTGCTGATTACTTCCTGTATAGCACAGAGAATAGGTCAGAAGAGTCTATAACAAATCGTATAGCAGAATTACAAGGTAAGCTATCTAAAGACGATATGGAGCTTGTGACACACTTAACTTCTCTGTATACAGAGAACAAAGTTATTAACAGTGAACTAGGGCATACGGTAGATTATGATATGACTAGTCAAGGTGCTAAAGATGTCAAGGAGTTAATAGCTTTACAAAGTATTGCGTTTAACGGTACTAAAGAGTTTGTAGAAATGCAAGAGAACAATCTAGAGTTATTTAACATACTTAAAGATAATGCTATTGCTCTAAGTATGATTCATGCAGACCTAAATAAGGGCAGTACACCTCATGTGAAAGGTACACTTATTGGTGAATACTATGAGTCACAGTCTCACAAGAAAGTTATTACAGTGAATGATATTGAGAAATTTGGGTATGAGGAAGGTAGTGGTTGGAAAATCATTGATATGCCTGAAGAGGGTAAGTTAGGACTAGCTATTAGGAAAGTAGAGGATAGTTTCTACACAGAAGGTGCAGGAATTGATCTAGGTACAACTAATACAGATCTAATAGTACCTAAGCATATAGCTGAAAGTGTAAACCTAGCTGATAATAATATAGTTAAAGTAGGAGATAGTTATAGAAAGATACTAACTTCTGATCATAAGAGTCAAATGGGTATTATTACTAAACCTGGTCATTCATTGATTCACTCTACTTCACATATGATTGCTGCACAAGAAGCAGATATTATAAGAAAAGAAGTACTTAAAGCGGAAGTAAGATCTATATTTGAAACTAAAGATAGCTCAGAGATTGCTAAAGTACAAGCTAGGATTGCTGATCCAGATTCTGATCACCCTTACTTTATTAAACTAGGTAAAGGTGTGAACTATGTAGAACTAGATGCGGACATTAAAGCTAAGTATAAACCTGTAGATGTAAAACTATCTAACTTAAATGGTTTTAAAAATGAGGTATCTCTAGTTCGTAAAGATATGGCTCATTGGTTGACAGGTGATAATGCAACATACTTTAATAATAGTCCTAAGATTCAAAAAGCTAGTAAGATCGTTAAGCAACTAGTTAGTGGGGCTAAGATAGGAATGGCTGTAGCTAATCCAGCTAAGCTTATGATGGACACTGTATCTAATACAGCCTTCTTAACAGCTATGGGTGTTCCAGCAGGATTTCAAGTAGATCAAGGTAAACAAATCTTAACAGAGATGGGTACACTAGGTACACTCAGAACTGAGATCGCTAGATTACGAGTACAGAAAGTAGCTTATCCAAAAGATACAGAGTTACAAGCTAAATATGATAATTTGATGCAGGAGCTAGAAAATCATAAGTTGAATGGTGTAGTTAAGAGAGGTTTTATGAACTCACTCAGTTCTGATATTATGAATAACAACTTAGACTCATTAAGTGGTCTACAAGCTGATATAAATAAAGGATTACGTTACTTACTTAATAAAGATGATGGATCAGCTAACATAGTTAATAAGTTTATTATGGACGTATCTAATGTTACTGGTGATGGTACTGAAGCGTTAAAGTACATTGGGAATATTGTTAAGAAGGCAGATTCTACTAAAGAGATGGGTAGAATGTTAGATGGAGCAGCAGAGCGTATTAAGAAGATCAAAAACAAAGAAGATGCTGTTGCATACTTAAATAACTTTGTACTATCTCCTAACTCTGAAATTGTGAAAGGTGGTGTTTGGTATAATGATGCTATTGATACAGTAGGTAAAGAAACGTACTATCGTTACCTGACTGAGATTGTAAAAATGGATCCTAAACTAGCTGAGGTTAAGGTCATTGAGTCTTTCCCTGATTACAAGGAAAACATGCCAATGGCCATGAAAGTACTAAGTGACTACGGAATATTAATGTTTCCATCGTACTGGACAAGAATTCACTTACCAGCATATAGAATGTTAACACAACGTAGTGTTAGTACAGGAATAGAACTAGGTTTAGCTAACTTAACTAATACACATCTAGAAACTATCCTAAATGCTACAATACCAATAAAGCTAGGGACTAACCTAGATATAATCCAGACACCTACTAGTCATATAGGTATAAACTCGTTACTTCCAACCCACTTATTTTAATAAGAGGATTTGGACTTAGCGTAGAGGAATACCCCACCACCTATAAAACCTAGTATTACAATAGGTAGTATTATGTATGATAAGTAAAAGGTTACTATCATTACTACACCTAGTACTATCACTAAGAATATAGCCTTAAAGGCTGCTGTTATAGTATTAATCATTTCAATCCCTTAACTTTACTGGACTAAGAAATAGGTATATACTAAAGATAGCACTTGATATTGTGGCAATGACCATTCCACCTAATGTACCTCCAAGTATAACTGTTAATAGTGCAAATACGCCTATGTCTAATACTGCATTAGCAAATTGACCAGACTTAAATTTAATGACAATAACGATTATATTGAATCCCATTGCCGCCCCAAGCAATAGGAATTCCATTACTTGTCTCTTTCTTTTATTATCATCTCAATACGAGTCATAGGGTTTACTTCAGTATCTGCTGCTGCATCTAATAAAGCTCCTATTTGTTGTGCTGAGAATCCAATCATACTAAGAGATCTAACTGCACTAGTAATAGTAGAGAGTGTATCAATTACACCTTCAGCTCTAACATCTACATTCAGATCCTCATTGTTGTTTGTACATATAGTTTTTATAAAATTAAGTTTCATTAGCTTTCCTTAGTTAAGTTGTCGATTTCATGATTTAGGTACCATAACGCTTTACGTAAATCCTCTAAACCATTCTTCTTTTTAGACCTACTAACATATTTTATTACATTAGCTGTACACCAAGAGAATGCTTCAGGATTAGCTTCAATATACTCAAGAGGACTGATAGCCATCTCTGTATAGTGATTAGGTTCTACAGGGTTATCAGCTGTAGGTAGTTCATATGTCTTTGTTAATGGTTTACCATGAGTTTCTGGTACAGTATTGTGTTTTTCATTCCTAGGTCCATCATGTACATAACATATGTCCCTATCAGAGCCTACAGGTGTTTGATTCTCACATACATGACAAAATGTATGTGGTACTTTATGCTCACTCATTGCTTACCCCTCACAAGATACACAAGAACTCTTGTTTATTTTGTATGTTAACTCTTCATTCAAACTATGTACATAGTATAGTGATAACAACCATTCGTCTAAGAAAGCTAATACGTGAAGTCTAGATATCTCTTCTTCTGATTCATCTGGAGTGATAAATAGATTTAGAGATTGCCCTTGACCTCCACCACCTAGAGTCATTATCTTCTGACGTTGAGAACCCATCATTATAATAGTCTCTTGATTTAGTTCATAAGCTGTACGGAATACGTCTTTTTCATGTACTGACAACCAGTCTTCCCCTTGTACTGAACCTTGAGCTTCTGAAATACGTTGCATAACTTCTTCAGTATATGTATCACGTTCTTTCATTAGCGTAAGTAGTACAGGGTTAATACGGTAGATGTTCCCACCTGCTGTATCTTGCTCGTATACATTTGCGTATACAGGATTTATACCTTCTGACATACCACCCATGTGAACAGCAGTAGATTTAGTTGGAGGGAATGCCAATCTATGAGAGAAACGTTCTCCATATCCTTTCATCCACTCAGGTTCACCAACTTCTCTAGCTAACATTCTACTAGCTAGTAAAGTCTCTCTATCAAGTTCTTTAGTTATAGATTGGTTAAACATGATTGACTCAAGTCCCCCATAAACCCAACTATTCATTTGATAGTATGTTGATATACCTAACTGACCTAAACCAATAGCCCTAGACTTCTCAGTAAATGCAATGATCTTTTCAAACCCTTTACCAGCTCTAGCTTTAATAAGCATATCTTCAATAACCGCATCTAGGAATACTGTAGCTATTTGTATAGCTTTAGTATCTTTCCACTCATCATATCTAGCTATGTTCATAGATGACAGTACACAAGTAAATGAGTGATCTTCGTCATTGAATAGATTGATTTCTCCACATAAGTTACTATGGGATACTAGCAATCCTCTATCTTGATACATCTGTGGTCTAGAACGATTCACTTTATCTAGATAGAACTGATACCCCTTCCCTTTTGACATACGACCTTTCATCATCTTTTTCCAAATAGTGTCAGCAGTATCTGGGTCAGTCTTAAATAACTCTTTATAGGAGTCTGTTAAAATCCATCCAGCATTCCAGCCATCATCCTCTGCCATAATTTGATCATACATTTCATCGAAGTCTGCGTGCATCGGATTAAGATACTGACCTATGTTACCTCTACGAGAACCTTGAGATACATCTTTAGTATCTTGTACGGCTCCTGAAGCAGATTGCATAATACCAGAAGCAGTTCCACCTTTAGATATTACTGAACCTCTAGGTCTAACATTACTTAGATTCCATGATGTACCATAACCAGCTTTAGTAAGTAATGCCACTTCCATTCTAGCTGCATAGAATCCATAAATAGAGTCTTCTAAGTGTGTACCAGAACATGAGATCGGATGACCTCTATCATTACCCAAGTTAGTTAATACAGGAGTAGAAGGCGATAACCATCCTTTCCAAGTAATATCATAAAATGCATCATTCCAGTTCTCATACCCAAAGTTTTTAGGTATAGGAAATGTAGTAAGCTCTGAAGCTCTGTTAGCCATTCTAGTAAACATATCTTTTGGAGTCTCAGCAGTATTAAGATACTCATTCTCCGTAAGTAGTTGGTATGCTGCGGTTGTGTACCAATCTGGTGCTTCACCTAAGCGTTGTAACTCTTTACGTATATGTGATAGTTGTTCATATTTATTCATTAGGTTTTCCTGTTATAAACGATAGTGCACTAAATGCATCAAAGTCCCATTTTCTACTATATTGTGTTGTACCTGATACAAAGAAGTCATGTATCCTAATTGACTTCGTACCTTTGTAGAACCAGTCTGCAATAGGGTTTTCATCGATTTCATATAGTGAGTCAAATCCTAAATCATTCAATACGTTATTAGCTCTAGATCGTATGAACACTTTTATCTGAGCACCGGTAATACCATTAATAGGGGATGTACCAGGAAATATGAAGTCAATCATATCATCCTCATGACCTATAACTTCCTTCACTAGCTTAAGTACATTTTTATGATGCTTATCAAGATCAAACTTTGGATCTGCAATTTGCATCTCTTTCAAACGAGTATTATGTAAGTATGTAGCTGCTACACCGTGAATCTCTTCATCTCGTATAACGTAATCTACTCCGAACAAAGTATTCATTATGTACTTATGACCGTTAGACTTAAATGATCTAAGAATAGTAAAGTTACTAAACAGTAGAACCTGTTCTGTTAAAGCTAATGTTGCCTTAGTTAGAAGTTTATCTTTAGATATATCTTTAGTAATCTTTTTTAAGAATGCTAACTTCTCTCTAATAACTTTAGTATCTTCTTGGTTTTTCTTAATAGTTTCAGGTGGAATGTTAAGAGTATCTGACATCTTCTGGTAGAAGAATGCATGTACAGAAGTTTCCATACGAGCTATCTCTTTGCATAGACCTTCAATTTCAGAGTGTGGATACCATGAAGCCATTTCACTCCAGACATCTCCAACTGCCTGTTCAATTTCTACAAATGATTGTAGTATAATAGTTACTGCATTGAGCCTAGTTTCATCTAGTCCCTTACGGTAATCATTAGTATCTTTATCTACTGGTATCTCTTGAGCAGTCCATGGAGCATCTTGTTGTCTCTCCATAATTTCCTTAGCTGTAGGGTATAGGTTCTCGCCAAAGAGACTTGGCGTTTCTATTGGCAATTTACCCATAGTCTAGTTCTGCTTATCTTGAGCTATTAACCCAGCTCTTAAATCAGTAACTTCTTTCTTTAATCTACCTAAAGCTGTACGGATTCTCTTAGATTGTGCTTTGTTGTATGATGTTGATGTATCGTTATGATTTTCAACCATACCTAATAATACTTCTAGTTGTGTTTGTAAATCTTCCATTATTCTTCTCCTGTGAATTCATCTTCAGTAAATCCTGAGATGTAGTTGTGTGCAGCTACTGCTACGGACTCTGTTAACTTCTCTAAAGCAATTGCCTGTGGTTCTGTTAATAGTTTGAATAGTTCTTTATCTTGTAATGCTACTAATGCGTCAGCTACTGCTATCGTATCTTCACTATCTAAGTTAACTTGAACTGAGAGAAACTTCTCTACATTTTTTGTTGTTATACCGCTTTCTATTGCCATTTATAATCCTTTTTGCAAAAGTGATGTGTCCCTGTTTTTCGTAACGCCTGTAGGGACCACACATTCGATTCAAAAGTTAGACTCCCTGTGAATTCTGGAGTTAGGTAAGAGGCACCTATCAGTTAAGATGGCTAACTATTTATTATACGGCCTTCTACCGTAACCTATAAGTAACTTTAGATGTCGTCATCACTTGCTGGTACACTAGTTGGTGCATTTTGTCCTGCTGGAGTAACACCTGAAAGCATAGCTTGTAACTTAGCTTGACATGCAGCACTGTTAGTATTCTTGTAGTTAATTTCTACACGAGCTTTAGCATCTTCAGCTACAGTCTCCATAGTTGTACCTTCTGCAGCATCAGAATTAATTTCCATACCGTTACGTTTCTTAGTATCAAAGAAGTTGAATACATCAATCTCTTGTCTTACCCAAGTCTTACTAGCGTCTTTCTCATCTGCAGAAATTTCTGAGTATGTAATAATGTAAAGCTTCTTGCCTTTAGCTGCTGGATAGTTTACTACGTCTACAGTCTTACCTGATTTGTATGTTTCTGTACCTGCTTGCTCTTTACCTAGGACAGTCTTAAGGTCATTACCTGTAGCTTTAACAATGTTAGTTAGTTGTGACATTGTACGCTTAATTGCTGCTTCTGCTTTAGTCGCATCGTTGTTTGAAGTAAATCCAACATACTCTGCTGTAAGTCCTGAAGCATCTTTAAATACTATTTTAACTCTTTTATCTTCAATACTTTGCATTGATTCAATTGTAACTAGGTGTGCACCTGCTGTATTAATCTTAGTTCCAGTTTTACCTAAACTATCCTGTGTTTCTTTATCTAAATTGTTGTATTGGTCTAATAAACCCATTGTATATCCTTGTGTGCTGGTGTTGCACTATTTTCTCTAAAGTGACGTCTTGTACTGTTAAAACTTATTTACTAAGTGAAATCTCTAACTCTGCTAATGAGTTCTCTTTTGACTCATACGGTGATAATGAACGTCTAATACGTGTACTGTCAAATGATTCCATGTTATCTGCTTTAAACTTGAAATCTTCTATAGTTAGTACTGTGTTAAAGTGAGACTCTACCATACGGAAGTGGTCTTTACCTTTTACAGTTGTGAACTTCTCCGACTCAGTATCTTTTGGATCCTTAGCTGGTTTGTAGTGTGACATTACATATACAAACTTACCATGTGTATACGTCTCTTCTTTCAACATTCTGAACCATGAGTATAACTCTTTGTTATATTGAATCCACGAAGCAAATCCGTTGGATACTGTAACATAGTGTTTTTCAAACTCATCTACTAGTGTAGAGAAGCTGTCAATTATGATACGGTCTACATCCGGATGAGCTATTGCTTTACGCATATGCATCATAATACCATCAATATCTTTATACTTAACATTTCCAGCGTCTTTGTATAGATAGTCTGTACCATTTTCATACACATTCTTTATCTTTATCATACTTCTATACTGCGATTCATCGTCTTCTGGTAATCCCTTACCTTCTAAGTCATAAATTACTGTACGAGCTTTGTCTTCGTCTGACAGCATCTCTACTGCACTCGATTTCCCAGCATTAGGGAATGCGGCTATAAGCACCGGGAATGCCCTAGTTAGTTTCTTTCGTTCTTCAAGTGTCTTGTCTTGTAAATTCATTTATCCCTCCATTTGTGATAAGTATGTTTTTAATACTGTATTTTCTAATCGAACTTCATCCATAGGATTAGTCCAACAACTATTAAGATAGTGTATGACTTGTAAGTACTGTTCTTGGTTGGCACCTTGATCTCTCAAGTGCATTGAAGCTCTAGCTAGTGAGATAGAACCTGCACCTGCTTTACAGTGAATTACATAATCAAATATCTTATTTACGTTTGCCATAATGTCTTTCATAGCTTTAGTCTTAGCCTGAGTAGTTACAGGCTTTGTTTTAGGTACTAATCCTTCATCTTGGTTGTTTGCACATTGACTAATAAGTTCCTCTATCTCGTAGAGTCTACCTGTAGTGTTTGAATAAACTTCTGATCCTGCATAACCATAAATAGGTTGAGCTGGATTACCACTAGTTGGATCACCTTCAATTGTAAGCTCTTCACATACACTTTTCATAATACATCTATATAGATTGAGTTGAGTCCCATCTATCTCGACACTTACTGGAAGTATAATTCTAAACTTGTACTTGTTTTCCCGATCTGATGTTGTACATATGATATGCTTGAACTCTGATAGGAAGTTATGCATTTGCACAATATCTATCTCAGATTTATCTACATCTATAGTTAGTAACTTAGTAGATGAAGCTATGTACTTTTGGTTACGATTCATCGTAATAACGTCACCATTTTTATTAGGACCATCATTATACCTGAATACGTTGTAAACTGTATCATTAGTTACGATATTCTCTAAGAACTTCATAGAGCCTGTTTTGTAATGGTCAAAGTTATCTAGGTAAGCTATTCTATCTGCTTTAGGTACACCTGGTACCTTATTGTAGGATAGTGCATACTCACCTGTATCTTCAACTTTCTTGTATGGAGCATACTTAAATAACCTAGCTTCGTTGCAGTAGGATACAACTCCGTCTTTAGATAAGTAACTGTTCATAGGATGAAGCAGTTCATGGAAATCGTTTGATACTCTTGTAACCCAACCATTTACCATAGCTGTATCTAGAGTTACTTCAGTTAATTTACCTTCTTTAAACTTGTCACCAAGTAATCTGTAGGCTTTAGATGAAGTAAGTATTACAAACTTCTCCATATACTTAGAATTATATTCTGCAAAGTATATAGCTGAAGCTAAATGTGTTTTAGAGATTTCATTCTCTCCACTCATTAAAGTCCATAATGCTGCCAATCTAGCTGTTTTAAAAGCTCTACCTGCAACCTCTACCTGACTAATAGATGAGTCTTCTGCTAACTCAGCTCTCATTGCACCGAACTGAAAATAGTCTGTATACAGTTGAGCTGCGTCTTCTGCAAAAGATACTACTCTGTTTGCTTCAGATGATAACATTCTAGCTACAACTTGTGTAGTCATGTCATCTAATTCTGTAGATGTTTTTGATACTACCACACGTCTTCTGTTAGCTATCTCACGGACTTCTGCAATAGTTCCAGGTATTTCGTTGTTCTCAATGTTTTCTTCCTCTGAAGGCATTGTGTACCACGATCTACGAGCCATCATTGCATGAAATATCATAGATATAATTTCAGATACTCTCTCATCTCCAAATATAATTTTAGGAGATGAATGAAGTAATGCATTTGGATACATAGATTCAATTGCTGCTTCTCTAACTTCTGCTGTTTTATAAGATGGTGCAGGAGCATTACCCATATCATATAGAATACCAAGCATCTCTAGAACTTCTTCTGTTGTCTTACCACTCTTTAGTGCTAAACCAAATTCTCCCATAACTACACAGGGAATACCAAATTCACTAGTTGCCATACGATTTAGTTTAGATGATAGTCCACCTGATGTAGTTTTAGAACCCATTTCCAAGTCTTCTAACTCTCTAATGAAATCTACGTAGTCTGAATACACTAAATCAGATTCTACTGCATTAGGAACTTCCTTCTGCTTCTCTCTGAGAGCTATACGTTTTGCACGTTCCTCTTCTTGTTTCTCACGTTCTACTTTAATAAGTTGGAATGCTGTTGAACAAGCTGACTTCATAGTTGTTACTGAAGCATCTTTTCCACTACCTGATCCACTAATATTAATAGCATAGTAGTTGATTGATAGTTGATCCGGTGAATACACAGCATCATTTATTACAGGTCTTAATTGACCTAGTAGATGATTAAATACAAAGTTCACTGTTGTACATGAGCTAATGTTACTAAACCCTGGAGACTTCGCTGTAACTAGCTTGATACCTTGCTGTACTATGTTTGGTAGTCTATCTACTTCAAACTTATCACTTACTTTTATAACACTAGCTAATTCGGTTTCATATAATTTTACAATATGTCTTACATTATCTAGTCGTTCTTCTGGTGTTATTTCCATTAATCCTCCCTTGTTAAGATGCCACGTTTAACACGTATACCTAATTTATTTAGTTTAGCTCTAAGTGCTGATGCAGTTCGTACACCTTTATAATATCTTACTACTGATTCAAGGGATTCGCCTATAGAATCTTGTAAGTCTAGTATCTCTAGTGTATTCCATCCTTTTGAAGTAAATCCTGTTATTTTAGCTCGTTTCTCTTCTACCACTAAAACTTCATCTTCGTAATCTCCAAATCTAGGTTTAACACCTACACTTACATACATAGATAGTGAAGCTTCTAACTCTTTAATAGTTTTGTTTGCAGCTTCTAGCTTAGTTAGTAAGTTAGCATTTGTATCCATCAACATCTGTGAAGGTTGGTTTTGTGCATACTTAATCTCATCGTATTCTTCTATGGTCATTTCAACTTTAGTAATCATTTTAGTTCTCCCTTTAATCTAGCTATTGCTTCTTGTATAGTATAGATCTCATCTGAGCCTAACCTATCACTCCATCTAATCATGTCTTCCAATAAATGTATTACTTCCTGTTCCATCTAATATCCTTTGTCCTACATCGAAAGCGTAATCGCCTTTGATTCTAGTATTGTGTTCTTTAAGGTAGTGTTTCGTACCTAACTCTTTAGTTTGTTTTATAACATCTTTCTCGTGTCGTTTTAGTACTTTACCAAGCATTTGAAATTGAACTAGGTTGTGGGTATCACATTGTAGTTCTAATAGATCAAATCCTTCTGGTGCTTCAAACTCCCTACTGCCAACTAGTTGTACCTTCATTTTACTTTCCTCCTATTGTAGATAGCATCTGCCAACTCTTTTAGTTTATATATGTTGTCTTTAGTTGGTGACATCTTAGCTATGTCTGTATAGAATTCTAACTCTCTGTACGATGCATCTATTGTCTCCATTTTATCTATAGCCCTTTGTACTTCTTCTAGTGAGCAGTTGTTCTCTAGTTCTGTTAATTCACTCCAATTTGGCCCTATGTCTAATGCTGAAGCATTTGGTACAGGTTGATATGTGAACATTTGTTTAGTCATAACTTCAACTAGGTTGTTGTTTAACCACTGTAATATGGTTGCATCTTTTCTACATTCGTAGTATAGTGAATCATATATAGTTGATGTAAGTAGAATATCTCTCTCATAACCAGCTAGTTTGATTCGTTGTCTCATCTCTGCCATTGTTAGGGCTGAAATTATATCCCAAAATTGTGCTGTTGCATTACAAATCGTGCGATTATGTTTTGCTGGATCATCTGTACGTATATGAAATCCCATACCTAAGTATGTCTGTCTCTCTTTACTAGCTTGTGACATAACTACATTATTGTTATATGCTGTAACTCCAGGATATAGTTCGTTATGGTACTATCAAATATAGATTGAGTTAT